GCCTCGGCGGCGGAGCAGCGGAGGGCTCTACTTACGCAGGTGTGAACGCAGCAGCGAATCAGCAGCCGGTTGTCCCGGCGATGGAGAAAGGGGCGCTTATTGGAGGCCCCACCGCTATTGCAGCCCCTGTTGTGACTGCCGCTGCGAGCAAAATTGCCGGGAAGATTCCAGAATCTATTGGTGGGCCTCCTGCGCCTCCCGATGTTCCGACATCCAGTTCTGTTGTTGATCCGCGTCGATATGGAGGGTATGCATTTCCGTCCAACGCCGACAAGTTAGCCTCCAGCAATCTCAGCGTACTTGAGAATTTGGAGGCGAATGCTAAGCTCGGCACCGGAACCCTAGGGAATCAGATTAAGTCATTGTTTGACAAGAATCCGTTAACTGGAGCGGCTCCCGCCGATGCTATGAATTTGACCGATGCTCAAGCCGATGCCCTGAAGGCTGTTCCCAAAGCAGCCCCAATTGCAAGCGGAATGGTGGCGCATCCGCGAATCACTCAAGGGGCCGTTGGCGCGGTCACCGAATTACCGGCGATGGCTTTGGGGTTGCACGGGAATATAGCTGAGGCGATGGCAACCGAATCGATGGGTATTGGCGGCCATGTCGCCGCTGCTTATTTACCGGTGATTCGCCAAGCGGCGGCTCAGCAAGCGGCCCTAAACGCAGCGAAGTATAAGATAGCGGGGATTCCGGTTCAGACTACCAGCAGCTTGCAGGATGCCCTAAATTCGCCGGATTCTAAACAGGCGTTGCAGGCGTTGATGTTTAATCGAATGCTAAATCAATAACAGAACTAGCGACCAGTTAAATATTCCTATGGCGACGAGGCCGATGAGAAACAGCCAGAACACTACTTCGGAATCCATCTATGTCTCCTCTGTGTCATTGCCCACGCTTTGCTTGGTGAGCAGGTTACCCAATACGCTACCGCGTATTCACTGAATTCACTCAGCGATGCAACAGCGCGGCGTAAATAAAGCCAGCTCCAACAACAGCCCACAAGAACCAGACTGGCATTCTCCACATGAGCCGCCAAATCGCGGCGCGAACTATCGTGTTGAACAGTTGGTTGAAGTTCATCCCAGTCTCCTGTCGGTCTATACATCATACCACACTCCTGATAGACTGTCAACCCTCATTTATAGTGGAATCTCCTACGATGGTTAGCCATTTGTCACCAGCAGGTGTACTGGACGGTGGTATTGAAGCTGGTCCAGTACAGGCCGCCGCTGTGCCTCGTACAGTGTACGCCTCCCTAGTCATACACCGCCCGCAGCAGGGGCCGCCTGTGCCTGGGCCGCTACCACCCGCTGCTGAATTGTTGGGGTCCAATATGCCTCACGGAATTTATCTAATCCCAATTCATCGAATCTCTGATGAACTGAGGAATAGGCTTTATAACGCCTGCTAATTAGGCGTGTTATAGTTCCTCGGTCTAGCTTTGATGCTAGAACTATCACTCCTTTCTCGATGCCTATAATCGAGGCATAATAAAATCCGCATCTTTCTTCGAAGCTCAGCTTGGGAGCCCACTTCCCGGTTCCTCCGAGAGACTTGCCTTTACCTTTCTTCAATGCTGCTCTCCTAAGTGGTCGCGAATTTGCAATTCTAGTACTAGGCGATCTAAGTATTCCCGCCGCCAGCCTTTCTTGGAACGCTGAATCTTATCGATGCAGTTCAATAGATGTCTGCGTTCCATTCGACGCACTGGTATTCTCCTCCCGTCCTTGGTTACCCAAACCGTATCTTGCATGGTTCATCTCTGCACATTTTTTACAGTAGGATTCCCAGTTAACTTTGCTTACATTGAGAAGGCTGAATTCCAAATTCGGCCAGTGGCCTCGCCATAACCCGATTATGTCGCCATAAATCCACTCAATGGCCCACGCGCTTCCGCCTGCCGTGAGCCAAATATGATCGTCATGCTGCTCCGTCACGCTGGGACCGCCTTTCTTATGTGGGCGAAGATCGCTTTGAAAATGGATTCTTTACGCTGAAGCGCTCGAATGACATTTCGATCCATGCTAGTCCCACAAAGATCGATATAGTTGACCGAATTAGCATCCTGTCCGCGACGATGATTCCGGTCCTCAACTTGCGAGCGATCGTCGAGAGAATAGCTATTTTCAAAGAAGATGGTGGTGGAACATCGATTTCCAGGACCCGGACTACCCAAAAGTGTGTGGCCGTACTTTCCGGCTCGCTCTTGTACCAGAATGATACGACAGGATGGGTCCTCGTTGAATTTTCGTTTTTGTTCATCGACTTCATCGGGTTTCATGCCCCCTGTGATTCGGGCGGGGTTAAACTCCTTTAACGCTTCACTCAAGATTTCGAACGTATATCGGTGAATATAGACGACGATAGCTTTGCCGGGAACCTCGTCGCGCAGAATGTCCAGCAACGTCAGGACGCGGGGATTCTTGTGCGGTTCACAGATGACTGTCACCTTCGATTCGTGGTCGGTATCGATGATGAACCCGCACTGAATTTGGGCCAGCTTCCCATATTTCGTGATCGCCGCGTCCACTGTGACGAATTCGTCCTCGTTCATCCAGAGAACGAAGTCCTTTTCCATGCTCCGATATTGGGCGCGCTGCTCTTTCGTCATCTCATATTCGCGGGTCGTGTACACCTTGGGGATACTGAACAGCCAATCCTCTTTGGTAGCTCGGAATACATGTGGTTCGATAAGCTTCGCGAGGATATCCTCATTCTGGGAACCTATGACTTGCTTATTTTTGAACCCGCCCATCCGACAGAACATACCACGGAACGCGTAAAAATTGCGTCCATCCAGTTGGCCGATAGCTCGCATTTGAGCCCATAAGTCATGAGGCCCCTGAGCCGTCGGCTTTCCGGTGAGGATACGTCTGACAACTGCCTGCCGCGATAAGGATATAGCTGCCTTACTCTGTATCGCGTCATGAGTCTTAATCTGGATGCTTTCGTCAAGTGCGATGTAGGTGGGCTTCCTAGCCATCCAATCGAGAAGCTTAGTATGAATGGCTGGACTACGGATTGCTTCGTAGTTGATAATAAGTAAAGGCGGACGCTCATAACGTCGTCCAAGAAAGCGGTCGCTGTCAAACGTACCGCTCTGGAAGATGTGAGTTTCAAAGTCAAAGCCGTGCTTTTCGACTTCTTCGGCCCATCCGCCTTTGAAGGTATTGGGACATACCGCGACCATTCTAGTAGTGCCATCTGCAGTCCCCCTTTGGAACTCGGTTAACGCTGTTAACGTCTTCCCTAAGCCCATCTCCATGAAGAATCCGAATCCATGCCTACCCTTCGAAGCCTCGAGCGCGGCGATCTGGACTGGATCAAGAGTGCTCATTGTTCGCCAGATAAGTAGTCGCAGCTATGCGAGGAATCGACTCATCGATTATTTTAGAAGTGGTTAAGGCTATCCCTAAAGCTATCGTAAGCGCTATGTTGCGCGTCTCATCATCAACATCGCCGATAGTTTGAACCGCCGCTCTTATCATCAATTTAGCTGCCTCCACACCAAGATCTATTGTTTCTTGCTCGTATTTATTCATCTTCTGCCCCGGTTCTCCTCAGCCAATCCCGTAGCTCCTCTTTATCATTCGGATCGTCTTGGTCTGCGATCCATTGGCAGGTTAGGCATCTCTTGCGAACGATGCCGAGAGCGTCGTAAACCTCGGAGCTACAATCTGTACAGATATAGGTCGGTTCATCCATTAGTCCCTCCCATCGATCGCCATTGCACACAGAATGAGCGCCATATTCGCCACGTCGGCAGCTTCAAGAACTATCTCAACGGTATTCTTCCCCTCCTCAATGGCGTTGGCGAGTTCCGTCACTTCTTCCCGAAGATGATTCATGTATTCGACGACCCGCCCATGTTCCCACTTTCCCTTGTGGGCATTCTTGCGCAGCTTGTAGATCATCGCATCGAACATGCGCCTCATATCATGTTCATACGCCCTCAATTCGGGGGGAATCTTGATCACCAACTTGCTCCACTCTAGGCCCATGCCCGAAGATGAACTTGTAATTCTCTCCGAGGACATCTCTTACCTCTCTGTGTTTTTGGTAAAATTTCAGCTGATCCACGGTGCCGAAGTAGTTCATATAGTTCAAAAACACGTGCGTCGGATCGTTCGCCGTCACCGAATCCTTAAACTGGTTCCAGCTGAACGTAGCGACGCGGCGCACCCGCTTGGTGACGGTTGTATATTCGGCGGGAAGACCTATATCTTCCCACGTGATTTCATGTTGATCCGTATACCAATTGCCGCTACTAAACCCGTCTGCATTCCCGACTCGAATTGGGTAGGTTCGGAAACACAGATAACCCCTTTTGTAGTATGTCGGCGGGAGGCGGGCGTCGGCCATTCCCTGCATGAACGTACACTCACGGCTGGTTACGTGTGGATAAAATTTGGCCTCGTTTAATCCCAACGAGAACCCCTGAGAAATCTCCATAAAATACGGGTGATATTCCAGGTCGACAATATTCTCAAAGTATGGAAAAAGGCGATGGGAGTGATTGTAATAAATGGCAGAAGGATCGCGGAGAATCTTTCTAGAAATTGCCGCGCCGGTTCCTGAACGTGTTCCAGCAACAGCAAATATACTGCCAGAGGCATCATTTTCTGTCACCCTATCCTTTTCGAGGATTACCGTCGCGCACGGATGAATAAAGATGGGAATGTCCGGGAACGTCAGGTGTTCTTCAACCAGGATTTCGGCGTCTATTACCGACCCCGCCGAGAAGTAAACCGGTATGTTCCGGTTCCGCAGGCTCATGTGAACTGCGAATGTGGGCAGTTGTTTCAGCACGATTTTACGATCGCCGAAATAGCTGGTATGTCCGCTATTCGGCCCCGCGCTTGTGATGACGCCATTGAACGGAGCGTTCTCCTCGATGGCGCGCTTGGCGAGCCAAGAGGCGAGCAACCCCTTGCCTTCGGAGCCATACTGGCCTCCCGCCATTACGTGGAGGCCAGTGTCAGTGAATAGGGTGCTCACTTCATCATTTCCTTGAGCTTGTTGATGGCTGCTTGCCTCTCATCCAAGGGTGGAGGCGGCGGCGCAACTGGCACCGCCGCTTTGATTATAAATCGGTTGGCAGACCCGCATTGTTGAGGCCATGGGTATTTCCACGTGTGGAATCGATGACATGCCTCTGCCGGGGTGGTTATCAGCGTTATTAAGGCCAATCCGGCTAGTCTTTTCATTCGGCGGCCTTTCGTGATCGGATTTCGTCGAATAAGCCGCCGGTTGGCTTCATTATCTCTTGCTTAGGCGCGGCTACCATTCCTGCGAGCGCAGTATAACCCGCATCGTCTGCGAAATTGTCGCGATTGACATCGATTGCGTAGACAAACCGAGCCTTCTTGAGCAGGGACATCATTTCCAATACGTCAACTGCATCGATTTGCAGCAGAATCGATGGGTTCTTGTGCCTCGAATAGTTCGCGTGGCGGAGGTAAACCTCCCACATCTGCGCCACCATCGAATACGAGTTGTCCACGTCGCCGTGAATGTCTCGGCCTCCACCGACCGCCTGACTTGCGTCTTCCAGGATATCAACTGCTGTTGTGTTTCCCACGTAACCACTCCTCTATTGTTCCGGCGTAATTCGCACCACTTGGCTGCTTAAACGCCTTGGTGATGAATGCCTCTCTGCCCCAATCCGCGATGTACATTACTTGGCTGCGCCATCCTATCAACACCGGGAACGCTATACCTTTTGCCTCGATGACTCGGATGCCTTCCACGTATTGTCTCTCGGACGGGGCGAATTTGAGACCATCCGTCACTTTGCCCTCGACAAATAGGGTGGGATAACCAGTCGGCACGATGGTGATATCCAGAATGCCTACGCCGTATCCGTCTTCTATTCGCCGAGCATACCAACCCCTTGCCTTACATTGTTTCACAAGCTCGGTCTTGAGGATGGATTCTTCGCTCAATGGATTGGCATGTCCTTTGCTGGTTCGCCGTCGATCGTCTCCAACATGTGCAACAACATGTCGCGACCTATTACACATTTCGCCCATGTGTTATCGTTTCCATCGAGAAGCATCACGTGCAAGTGATCGCATCCCCCGCACTTGTAGTAGCTCGTTGCGATGGCTGTTGGCGCGTCGTTTGGGTCTTCGAATGGTGCCCCGTCTTCATGTTCCATCAGATGAACCTGTTTTTCTTGCACCACCATGTTGGTGCATTGAATATAGTGTTGCCTTCGGGATCAACATCTCGCACAATGTTGCCTATCGACTTGGGTAGCCAAGCTTGGTTGCCGGACATGTTGTCGATCACCAACCACGCCTTTGCTGTCGAGTGCTCTACCTTGCACTCTATTTCTTGCATTTCGTCGCCAACTTGATCTGCCATCGTGACCTCCATTATAACACGCCGTGCACCGGCTGTCAACTATCTTTTGCGCCTCGTACCAACCCAATCATATTTATAGCATGAACTACGTCGATGTCGCCTGCGATGTCTTCCATCTCTTTATCGCTAGGATTACGCAATTTATCGCCATCATATATTGCGACATGTGAACAATAGAAGC